CATATGCCATTGCAGCTTCAAGTTCTGCCTGACTGTCGGGATTGTCAGGATCAATTTTTACAGGTTGTCCTGTAATTTGCATATCTTTAACTGCAGCGTTCCACTTAGTTCCGTTTTCTATTTCTTTATTTTTCGCCCTACGATCACTTGATGTTTTGTTATATTGATCCACCTTAGCTTGATCAAACTGTTGCAATACATCTCCAGCCACCTCTAAACCGGCTGCAGCTAGGGGATCATCTGTGCTTCTTTCTGGATAAATATCTGTAAACATTTCATCGTATCTTTGTCGTGGAGTTTTTCCATCAATATCTGGTTCATCTACTGTCCCATTTCTAATAGCTTCCATAACTTCAATAGCAGCATCTTTTAATTCTGGATTAATGTCAAACATTTCTAAGCTCATACCAGAAGGAGATAAGGGTCCAAACAAAATGGTATCAGTATCGTAATCTGTCAGTGATACTCTACCAGCATTAGCAGGATCAGCAGCCTCTACAGCAATAGCTGTCATTGCAAACTCTAATGTATTGGCTTGCCTATTTGTGACAATATCAGAAGTAATATCATCAATTACCTCGGGAGGGAACAAAGAAAGTAATTGCTCTTCTTGATAATCAAAGTCATCTCGAAATGCGTCATATTTAGAAGGTGCAGATGTAACAATCTGTACTAAAGCTTCTTCAGGATTTTCTTTAATAAACTGTAATGTTTTTTGTAAATACCCTAATTCTTCTTGAGAATCTTTACTTAAATATCCATTCCCACTTGCAGCTTTTTCTGAAAGAATTCTATTAATATCTGCCTGTACTTGAGCTGCCTCTTCTTGTAAAATTTCTTCTCTAATTTCTGGGGTTAATTGGGCACCTTTTAAACGTGCGCTAAACAATGCTTGAACACGTTTAATTATAGCATTGGCACTCATGTTTTCAGTTCCAGTAATTCCATTTTTTCTGGCAAACTCAATTAATGACTGAGAATTTTTTGCAAATTGATCTGTCATACCTCGGAAAATATCTAAAACATCTTCGGCTCTTCTTGCTGCTCTTTTGGTTTTACCCTGCGGTCCCGCTCTTTCCCTGATAGCTTCGCGTCTATCAAGCTCATCATCAAGACTAAATAATTTTTGTTCTGGATTTAAACTATCAAATGATATCTCTGCCCTTTTCTCATCATTCAACCTGTTTTCTTTTTGAACTTCGTGAACAAATCTTCGCTGAGCCTTATTAATTTCCCTCATGCCATTTTCTTTAATTTCCTGAAGCTTTGCAAGTTTATCTAAATCGGCTTCAGTTACATTATCGCTACCCAGCACCTCTTGAATAATTGGCTCAATTAAATCATTAACAACTTCTGGATCTAAATCAAGTATTGTTCCATCTGCATCTGCTTTACGAACCAATTCATCAATAGAATCTATTAGTTTAGTTTGAATTTGTCGCTCATGATCTGTAGACAAAGCATGATTAGTTTGTGTATAAAGTTGATTCCATTGGTCACCAACCATTTCACCTTCATAAGCACCATGTTGATCTCTATAGTCTTCTAAGAAAGCTAAACGATCTTCGGGATTTCTAATTGCAGATGCTTCTCTAATTAAATCTTTTGTTCTATCCTTTTGATCAGCAGCATAAGCAGCTGAATCATATTTTTCTAATGCTCTATTAGCATACAGCCTTACCTCTCGAGGTCTGCCATCTAAAAATGATTCCATTTTATCTCGAAGCATTGTATAGTTTGCTTGCGGATCATCAACAATAGTATATTCTAATTCATCAAGAGTTCCATTTGCGCGTGCATCTTCGTAATCTTTTACAAGTTCTGCATACTCTGGATCTTTTTTATTAATAAGTAAAGGTTCTTGTGTGCGAGGAATTGGCTCTCCAGTTTCAGGATCAATCGGCATTGGTCCCTCTGTAGGTTTATAAACAACTTTACCGTACTCCTCTTCCATCATCATTTGGTCAAAATCTTTTTGGCCTTTATCAACTCTATATTTATAAACCTGTTGAGCAGCTTGTGCTCCCCTAGTAATACCTTGAGCAACCGCAGCTAAGGTTTGAAGACCAGAGTCGGGACCCTGAACCATATTGCCAAAGGAAATTTGACTTTGAGTATCTCTTCTTTCTGCCGTCGGATTAATAAATACATCTCGTTGCGCAGATCCCGGCATCTGGGGGGTGAACTGTTCTTGAAAAACAGTTGCTCTGGGATCTGATGGTCGCCCTTGCTTTTGTCGTTTATTGTCTGGTCTTGGCATTAGTTACTCCTCATGATACACTCGCCCCAATCCCAGCTCCAGCAACAGTAGATAATGCGCCAATCCATCCAGCTTTTACAGCTGAATCAGGATCACCTGCTGGAGATACACCCGGAACAAAGTAAACAGGTTGTTGAGTGGTTAAATCTCTTTGATTAATAATATTTTGATATTGCGTTTTTGCATTAAGTTCTGCAATTTTTTTCTGTTGAGTAAGATTCTTTCTACTATTTTTGGCATTAATAGTTGCTAATCGAGCTAACGCAGCAGCTGTACCGCTACCTAGGGCAACATTTCTGCCAGCCATATTAGACTTTAAGGTGGCATTTTCTGTAGCCATAGCTCTAGCCAGTTGCCTTTGAGAGTTCTGATATCCTTCACTAATCTCATATTGTTTAGCAGCCAGCTGACTTGCAGCTCCTACCGCCATTTGTCGATTTTTAATAAGACGGTTAGTATTTGCTTGATTGATTGCAAAGTTTTGAGCATCAACTTGAAGCTGTCTTTCAAACTCTTGTTGTTGGAAAGCCATATCTTGGCGAGCCATTTGCTCCCCCTGCTGATATCCTCCAGTAATGGATTGCATTACAGAGCCAACCATCTGGCCCGCCATCATCATTGTCATTGGATCCATTTAGACTCTCCTTCCCCATTGCATTCGACCAGTTTTTCCCACTCGTTTGGGTTGGTTCTTTTGATAAATTTCATCATGATGCCTCAAAGCACCAGATACTCTAGAGCCAAGCAAGCCCTCAATACGCTTGTCTGATTGCCACATTTCAATTGTATCCATATGAGCTTGTTCTCTTCTTTTTTCAATAACATTATCTACATTAACATGTAGTCTTTCTTCCCAGTACATACAGGCAGCTGACAGCACATCTACACGGTCATCGTGTGTAAGGCTTCCACGGCGGTCTGTAAGCCGTGTGAGCTGCCTCTGGTTCGTTTCATCCCTCGCGGGCTTCTTATCGAACACAAGCCTGTGCTGGGCCATTGTAGGCTCCAGAGCGGCAAGCATTCTGCGTTCCTTCTGACCAGTCACTCGATACTCCTCAATAGCTACTCGTCCACACATCTCTGTAATGACAGGTCTAAGAAGAGAATTAAACATAGCGTCACCATAATTAGATTCAATTCTAACATGATTAACCTCATATTCATAGGCCAGTTTACTAATTTTTTGAAGGGTTGCTTTATCATAGCCTCCCTCTAAGCCCAATAATTCGTGAACAAAGATATACCCATTACTAAAGCTAGCAACACATACACCAGTCTCATCTTTACCACGACCAGAAGGGTCTACAAACATTACTCGGTCTTGATATTCCACAAACTCATTAGATATCCACATTGGATTATAGATACAATCACCGGACATACCAAAGGATGGAATCTTACGATTAGGTTCAGACGTAGCCCAAACAATCTTTTCTGGTGCCAAGTCAGGGCTAACATCCAACACAATAAGATCTTGCAGTTTAAGAGGGAACTTGTCCTTGTCAGCAAGACTAGTGTCTAGTTTGTAGTGGAGACTGAAGAGCGTGGGTCCTACTTTTGCTTGACGCTCCATCAGAGTCTCCAAACTAAACCTTTCTGGCTGCGTAGGATCTCCAGCTTCAAAGCCTTGCTCAAAGATCCATGGCGAAACATCCTCACATTCAGACTCTACATTTGCATTTGGCATAACAGCAGGGAATTTTACCACTGGGTAGCCAGTTTTTAATTGGTTGTAGATACTATCTTTAATCTGAGGTGTGCCTAGAAAGATAACACGCCCGCCCACGTTTCTGATTTGCTCCGCTTCAAGGCATTTATTCAATAGTTTCTGCCTAGTGACAGCAGTTTCACAGTTACCTTCAATTTCTACGTCATCAAAGATAAGATACTCTGCGTGAGAACCCGTAATCTGGGCAGTAATACCCTTGGCATAGCATGATTTGTCCTGCCCAATACGGGTACGAGACTCTACATTAAAGCCAAAAGCATTGTCGGTAGTATGATCTCCGGGTCTAAGGTGCTCACAATAAGGAACAAGATCTAGAATTCTGCGGGTCATGCTAATAAACTCTACCGCCTTGTTGCCAGTAGCAGATACAACCATGATAGTTGAGTTGTGATCCCGTACAAGGAACCACGAGGCCAGACAAGCGGTGATGACAGATTTACCAAAGCCACGCCCTGCTTGGAGCTGCATGTCGTTAGGGCCATTCTGAAGAGCATCTGCCATGGCGTACTGTACGGGGGTTGGTTCGCCTAGACCTAGGTATTTAAAGCATGCCCACAAATGATTTCTAAAATCATCTTTCATTTCCGGTGGTATTTCCATCAATGATCTCCTTCAATCGCCCTCAATCTATTCTCATGATCCTCTACAATGTGATGTAAGTTGGTTAAGTTAGCATTTATCTTGCCAAGTTCTTTTTGAATTTGCCATAGAAAATTAATTATACCGCCTCCAATGATCAGCTCAATAAATACTAACTCGTTCATTAGATTGCCTCAATCTTAAATGGAGCAGCCGAGGACATAGCATCTTCGATCTCTTTAATAGTATTTTGCGGTAGAATATTTATATCCTCTTTGTGGTCATTAATGACACCACGAACTACTCCGTACAAACCCGGGCCTCTAATAGTTGGATCATTGAGATCTTCAATCAACGCATCAATCAACATTTCTTGTAACTGTTGTAACTTACTCATCAGATCCTCCTAGCTTGTCTAACAGGGCTTTGCGTCTTGCACAGCCCCCACACTTCTTAAGTTTACCTCCGGTCAGTCCATCAATTAGACCTTCGACCTTATCGCCTAATGTAGGCTTTTGTTCTTCTACTTCTTCAGGAGAAAGCATGGGTAATACATCACCTACAAATTCATACTCAACAGAAAAGTTCTCATGAATAGTAACCTTTAGTTGATATACCTTATCATTGTCATCTCTATCAAGAAACGAAATCATTGAAACAGCTCTTGCCATACTTATCTCCTTAAATTGTGTGAGGGTTAGAGTCTTCAGTTAAACTACCGGGGCGTTCGTACTCAGTAATTAATGCATAATTATCATCACTAAATACAGTACGCATACATCCCGTACACCCTCTCGCAAATGGATCTTGTGCTTCAATATAAACACTAGACCATTCAGAATCAATACCAATTAAATCACCTAAAACTATATTAGTTGCTGGTTCTCCATTGCTGGTAACATATTCATAAGCATCACCTGATAAAGCTCCGTCTAAATAATGTTCTCCATTTCCCCTATAAAGAAAACCGCTATTACCAAAATCAACACCAGTGGTTGATCCATTAAATTTAGTATACTTATTATTAGCTATAAAGTGAGCCATAAAATGTGGTGCTAATAACGAATGAATTTCTCTGCAATTAGTAATTGGGAGACTACCCGGAGCACAATTACCTGTA